AATGTGATAATCAGACGTTGACATAAGACGCAAGTAAGTCGCGGAACGGAGCGTTCATCCCATGTTTGAATTTCTTTTGTACTCTAATATGATGTGTTCTGATGCTGATGCATTAATCTTCAGGATCAGAAAAAACAGATCAGAACTTCCACCAAAAGTGGTCGTAGAGTTGGTAGATACCGTAAAGGATTCTGTACCAGAATGTGAATTCTATTGGGACGCAAACGACTGAAGGAACGGGATTAAAAACCCCTAGTATTTCAGGAGCACCTACAATGAACACACTTCTTTTGATCAAGAAGCAGATCAACAAAGCATCTGCACTCCACGATGCACAGATTTCTCACACTGCTTATCGCGGCGTTGAGTATAATGTGAATTGCGAGAAGATCGAAGAGACCCATGGCACGTACTGCTATAGAGGTCACGTATACAACAAATGAACAACTACACATATCATTATGATGATATGGACAAAGACAGCAGACCGCCAGCATGTTATCAACTCAAGTATAGAGGAGTAACATACTGGTCCTGCTATCGTATTCATTTGACAGACTGGTTAGATACAAAGTATTCTTTACCAGCATATAACAGGAGGGCATCACACTGACGCCCTCTTTTTTTTATCTTTACATACTTTGTGTAGTCTAGTATACAAAAGATAAGAGTTGTTATATGTCATATTGATTTCGTTAGAATTTGCTGACAATCTTACTAGATAGTAGTAGAATTATGCGAGGTGAAAAAATGAACCCTTACCCTCCTCTATATCATGGTTCATTGTATGAGGGCGACCAATGCACAATCTACTATCACGCTCACAATTAGATGAGTGGCGACATTTTGAGACTACACTAGATGAACTGGAGGTAGAAAATCAAAAACTCAACGATTACTTTGAATGTTTAATCGAGTGCGATTCATTAAATCAAAGTTCATGCAAGAGGATCTGTAGCTACATCCTCAAATAATATTCCAAGAGGGGTTGCTGCCCCTCTTTTTTTATGCTATACTTATCGCATCTATAATTCTAAATAGATGGATAGAGAAAGACTTAAACTCATCGTCAAAAATCTTAAGTCTCTTGTTACTGCATTAGAATCTGAGGTATACTCAGATGTGGATGCTTATAAATCAGATGTAGGTAATCCTAACTTCGGTTTTTATCAAGGGGGAGATGATGATGACGGATATGCAGACTGATTGGCGCTACAGTGACACAAGAATGGACGTAAGAACACAGGGTCTAAACATCCTGCTTAATAAATTTGGATCTGAGATGTGCTCAGATGGATCACCACGCTACAGCAATCAGAGCATCTACGAATGTGTTCACGACTGGGTATCCCAGGGTAACGTGAGGACAGACGGTATCGTTGCCTATTACAAAGCGTACTATGACCCGACTAAAAGATCAAATTAGACTAGCAAAGAAAGCACTTAAGGAAGCGCAAAAGAGACCTGGATTGTACTCAGAGTATGAGTTACAATACATGGCACTACAGTTAGTCCAAGCAAAACTACAATTAAAAACAAAACAATTACGCCGCAAGCAGGAGAAAGGATTTAGTAATGAACTCAGTGAAACTAGTAACAGTAACTCCAGACGCAGAAAAGACGATGGGTTACGTGGCAAGAGTGAGCAACCCGAACAACCAGGAGAACCCTAAGGTAGCGGGACTACTTAAGTATTGCATTAAACACAATCACTGGAGTGTCTTTGAGCAAGCACACATGACCCTGGAGATCTCTACTACCAGGGCAATCGCAGCTCAAATTTTGAGGCACCGTAGCTTCACATATCAAGAGTTTTCCCAGCGGTATGCTGATAGTTCTATGTTGGCAGAGGAAATTCCTCTGTTTGATCTGCGCTCTCAGGATACTAAGAACAGACAGAACTCTATTGATGATGTCGATCCTTTTACTAAGCAAGAACTTGAGATTGTTATCAAGCGTCACTTTGAAAGCAGCATGGATATCTATCAGCAAATGTTGCGCTTAGGAATTGCTAAAGAATGTGCTAGAATGGTACTACCTTTAGCAGTACCAACCAAAATCTACATGACAGGTTCAGTTCGTTCCTGGATCCATTATATTGATTTGCGTTCTGCTAATGGTACACAGAAAGAACATATGGACATTGCATTGGATGCACGTCGCGTGTTTTGTGAACAGTTCCCTATTTGTGCTGAAGCACTGGAGTGGTTATGAATTTTAAAGTTACCCTAGAAGACTATCAGAAAGCAGGCGAGGAGTTCTGGCCTAAGTATGATTATGTTGCAAAAGAATTGGGTGAAGGTGCTAAACCTGAACAAGTTCTTAAAGTTATGGAAACTCTTGCAACCGTTGCAATGCGAGAGAAAGTGGAAGAAAAAATTGGTCCATTCGGTTTTAACAAAAAGGAGAAAAAAGATGGCAACGTACCCAGTAGTTAATAGGGTCACTGGTGAACAAAAGAGTGTTGTACTCAGCGTTCATGACTGGGACCAGTGGAAAGTAGATAATCCTGATTGGGACAGAGACTGGAGTGATCCGTCTACCTGTCCTGCATCTGGTGAGGTTGGTGACTGGAGAGACAAGATGAAAAAAACTCATCCTGGTTGGGCAGACATCATGAAAAACAAAGTGATCCCTAAAGCACCACGAAACAAAACCATTACTGACAAATACAACTACTGATATGCCTGCTAGAAAGAAGACTACTAAATCACCTGGACAAGGTATGACAGCGAAGCAACGCAAGCGTCGCAAACCAATTAGCGAGGATTATATGATCCCCGTTGAACCTCTTACTCATAATCAAAGTGTATTCTTTGATGAGTGGGACAAGGGTAAGATGATCTATGCTTATGGTGTTGCTGGTACAGGCAAAAGTTTTGTTGCATTGTACAAGGCACTTAAAGATGTACTGAATGAGTACACGCCATATGAAAAGATCTATATCGTTCGTTCTCTAGTAGCAACTAGAGAGATTGGTTTCCTTCCTGGAGACCATGAAGATAAGTCTTCTCTATATCAAATACCATACAAGAACATGGTACAATCCATGTTTGAGATGCCTGATGATGCATCATATGAAATGCTCTATGATAATCTCAAGGCACAAGAAACTATCTCGTTCTGGTCTACCAGTTTCATTCGTGGTACTACACTAGACAATGCTATCGTTATCATTGACGAGTGTCAGAACCTGAACTTCCATGAACTTGATAGTATCATCACCCGTGTCGGACAGGATAGTAAGATTGTATTCTGTGGTGACGCTGCACAAACTGACTTGCAAAAGATTAGTGAACGTACAGGTATCATCGACTTCCAACGCATCCTTCAGAACATGGAGGAGTTTGCATTGATTGAGTTTGGTATCGAAGACATCGTTCGCTCTGGTCTTGTCAAGTCTTACCTTATCAACAAAATTAATCTGGGTCTATGAAATTGTTTAATCACGTAGATCAGATCGATCCTATTGAAATGGTTGCCGAGATGGTGGAAGGCAAACGTATGTACATGACACCAGAAGGTTTCAAGTTTCCGTCTGTCACTACCGTGATTAGCAACAACAAAGAAAAGATGGCGGGCATTGCTAGGTGGCGTGCTCGTGTTGGTGAGAAAGCAGCAAACGCAAAGTCTGCTCGTGCTACTGGTCGTGGTACAAAGTATCACTCTATTGCTGAGGATTACTTTAACAACAACCTAGACCTGAAGAAGTATAGTAAGTTCCCTCTTCCTGTGTTAATGTTCCATCACAGTCGCCCTGTTTTGGACCGCATAAATAATATTTACTTACAGGAAGCAGCACTGTACTCTAAACATTTAGAGTTAGCAGGGCGTGTAGATTGTATCGCTGAGTTCGACGGCGTGCTGTCTATCATTGATTTTAAGACAGCAGAAGAACCCAAGCGTGAGAAATATCTTTACGACTACTTCGTTCAGGAGACAGCATACGCATGTATGTTGCAGGAAAATTACGGGTTGAGTGTTAAACAACTCGTGACTATCGTTGCTTGTGAGAACGGAGAAACTCAAGTGGTGGTTCACCCACCTAAGAAAGAATTCTTTATGAAACTTATGAGTTACATCGACGAATACCAAGAACGATATGGACAAAAAACAATTATTAGAGGATAAATTTATGACCGCTGCGAAATTCTCGCAGGAAGTGGAGAAGATTGCTTTACACAATCCAGATATGAATTACATTGATTCGGTCATCCACTACTGTGAGATGAATGAAATTGAACTAGATAGTGTAAACAAATTGATTAGCAAACCTCTTAAGGAAAAACTCCGTCATGAGGCACAGCAACTAAACTTTATGAAAAAAACCAGTCGTGCGAAATTAATGCTAGTATGAGTTTCTTCCATTCCGATATCGTTAAAGGTGACATACAGGAGATGCTGGAGCTACAGCAGTTCTGTTTTAGATCTGCCATGAACTTCGTCCTCCTCGATCCTGAGAGGAAGATGGAATATTTTGAAGCACTAGAAAAACTGATTGACAAACAGAAAGTATTCTACGCTCGTGCTAAACTGAGCGATGACCCTGAAGCAAAGTCTGTCGTTGAGACCATGAAGCAGGGTGTTATCATGTTGGGTGCCACACCAGACACCACCATTGAAGCAATGTTTGATGAGTTACTACAAAAGGTAGAACGCATGAAGCAACAACTAGAGGCAGGTGGTTGACGCCACGTCACTGACCTGCTACTATTACATCGTTGGGCAGACGGGACTGGGAGACTGGTTCGCACGTAAGACCCAACACACAAACCAAATCCAAAACAATCCGAGGTAATCCTATGTCTTTTGCTGATCTTAAGCGTAAATCCCAGAACAATTTCTCATTCCTGCAGAAGGAACTGGAGAAATCATCCAGCGGTAAGAACGTTGATGACCGTTTCTGGAAACCAGAGGTTGACGCTTCTGGCAACGGGTATGCAGTTATCCGTTTCCTCCCTGCTCCTGAAGGAGAAACTATTCCATGGGCAAAGTTGTATTCACATGCATTCCAAGGTCCTGGTGGATGGTACATTGAGAACTCTCTGACTACACTCAACGAAAAGGATCCCGTTGGTGAAGTCAACCGCCGTCTCTGGAACAGCGGTAGTGATGAAGACAAAGAGACTGCTCGTAAGCAGAAGCGTAAGCTTCAGTATTACAGCAACATCTATGTTGTGAAAGATCCTAAGCACCCTGAGAACGAGGGTAAAGTATTCCTCTACAAGTATGGCAAGAAGATCCATGACAAGATCCTTGCTGCTATGCAACCTGAGTTCCAAGACGAGACACCAGTCAACGTCTTTGATCTTTGGGAAGGTGCTAACTTCAAACTGAAGATCAAGAAGGTCGCAGGTTACTGGAACTACGATAGTTCTGAATTCGATAGCGTCTCTGCTCTCAGTGCAGACGATGATGAACTCGAAGCAACCTGGAAGTCTGAGCACTCGCTCGAAGCATTCACTTCTAAAGACCAGTTCAAATCTTATGAAGATCTTGAGCGTCGTTTGAACCTTGTTCTTGGTATCAGTTCACGTCCTGCTCCTACTCGTCCTTCTGTTGATGATGAAGAGTATGAACCAGTTCGTAGCAACTATGATCAGGCAAGCGATGGTTTCAACGCACCTGACATTACTCCTTCTCCTGTCAAGGAAGAGGCAATCGTTGAAGATGACGATGCCTTGTCTTACTTTGCTAAACTTGCTGAGGAAGACTAATGGATGTAGTTCACGCTTGGAACTCCATGTCCTATGGAGAAGGGTTCCTCTTCTCCCTCTGGGTCATCGGAATGTATTACATTAAACTGAGGATGGATAAGTTCATTCGCTAAACAT